ATTTAGCCCTGAAAATTATCCTTTAGAACTTCACTTTAGCAAGTTTGCTGAGAAATTAATAGGCAAAGCATTTGATGGAAATTACAAAATGAATAAGATGGAATTGGAATTGGCCAAAGATTATTTTTCAAAAAACTTCTTTTTCATAAAGCCTGAGAATGATTTTAAACTTGAAGATATTTTAAGGATGGTAAAAAGTTTAATCCGAAAATATGGAGTAAATGCCTTTGTAATTGATGCTTGGAATAAGTTAGAACACAACGAAGATTCAACACATTATGTTTCCAAGCAATTGGATATATTAGCAACCTTTTGTGAAAGGAATATGGTACATTGTTTTCTTGTGGCTCACCCAACAAAGATTATGAAAGATAAAAAGACAGGATTATTTGAAGTGCCAAATCTTTACAACATAAATGGCTCTGCAAACTTCTTTAATAAAACTCACAACGGATTAACCGTATATCGCAACTATGATTCAAAGAAAACAGAAATTTACATACAAAAAGTAAAATTTAAACACTGGGGTCAATCAGGCACAATGTGTTCTTTAGGATGGCATTTTATCAATGGCCGATATTATACATTTATCCCCGACAATACCAATTGGATATTAGGCGAAAAGAAACAAGTAGAAGCATTTGAACTACCACCAACCCCAATAAAGCCCAACGGAGCATTCGACACCCCAATAAATAAAAAAGATAATTGGGACTTTATTCCAAAGAATGAATTTTTAGATATTGGCAACGATGCTTTTTAACAAACTGACAAACAAATAAAAAAAGTAAGGTTATAAACTGACAAAAAAACAATAATCTTTGACAATTAAATAATTTGTATATTTGCACAATGGCAATAGCCGATAAATACGATTAAATACGAATGGCAAAATTTGAGAAAGGCAATTCGGGAAAACCGAAAGGAGCAAAAAACAAAATAACTAAATCAGTGAAAGAAGTAGTTTTTGATGTATTTGAAAAGCTACAAGCAGACCCTAAAGCAAATTTATTAATTTGGGGAAGAAACAACACCACTGAATTTTATAAGATTGCTGCCAAGCTAATTCCAACAGACATTAAAGCAGACATAGAAAGTAAAAGTGATTTACTTATAAAAGTTGTTCGTGAGTGAGATAATCGTAAAACTCCAAAAAAGGCACATCAACCAAGAGTTGATAATGCAAACAAAAAGGCGATTCAATGTTTTGAAATGTGGCCGAAGATTTGGAAAGACCTCCATAGCCAAAGAACTAATTATTGAACCTGCCTTAGATGGATTTCCAGTTGCTTACTTTTGCCCTACATACAAAGACTTAAACGACTTTTGGATTGATATAGTTAAAATTTTGGGTGATGCTATCAAACAAAAGAATGAGCAAATTAAGCAAATCAGACTAATTACGGGAGGTATAATTGATATGTGGAGTTTGGATGAACCCGATTCAGGTAGAGGGCGAAAATACAAACGAGTAGTTATTGACGAGTGCGAAAAAGCTAAGAAACTTAAAACTGCTTGGAATGGAACAATCCGAGCAACCCTAACAGACTATATTGGTGATTGTTGGTTTTTATCTACTCCGCAATTTGGTAAGACTTATTTTAAAGAGTTGTTCAAAAGGTCAATAGATGAAAAGTATTTACACGAATGGCAAGGATGGAAGTTTACAACATACGACAACCCATTTATGGATGCTCAAGAGATAGATTCAGCAAAAGCAACACTTGATCCGATGTATTTCAATTGTGAGTACCTGGCTGAGGATGTTACTTTAGATACTATGCTGTGGGCTTATGCTTTTGAGCCTAATAAACATTTGCAGAAAGTTGAGATACTAAAAAACTTAGAGATAATTTTATCATTTGACTTTAACAAAAACCCAATTAGTTGCTCAGTATTACAAATCCCATCCTTTGACACTATTCGAGTAATCGAAACGATTAAACTTGCTAATTCAGATATTTATGAACTTTGCGATGTGATTAAGACTAAGTACGGAAACACACTTTATTTAATTACAGGTGATGCAAGTGGTTCATCTACCTCAGCGATGGTGCAAGACAATATGAATTACTACAAGATAATTAGGGCCAAATTAAATTTATCTAACAATCAAATGATGGTGCCGGTGGTTAATCCAAGATTAGCAGATAACAGAGTATTGGTAAATAGCTTATTGAGTAGAGGCAATGTTCTATTGGATAAAGATAACACAAAGCCATTGCAATTTGACTTTGAGAATGTTACGGTGCTTCCTGATGGCTCAATTAAAAAGGCAGATAGAAACGACCCTGCACAACAATCCGATGCCTTAGATACATTTAGATACGCTTGTAATACATTTTGTTCAAAGTTTTTGATTAGAGATTAAAAAAAATTAGTAATTTTGCAAACAACAATTAAAATATGTTTTCAGTAATTATCCCTACCCTTTGGAAGTCTGACAAGATAAAGCCATTAATTCAATCCCTAATAGATTGCGAGTTAGTGAATGATATAACTATAATTTCAAATCAAAGAAGCGAGTTAGAAAAAGAGTTATTGATTTACAACACCAAACTTTATATTGATAAAAGGGTTGAAAATTTATTTGTAAATGAGTCGTGGAATTATGGAGTTAAACTTGCCGACAATGATAACATTGCCATCCTTAACGATGATATTTTAATCGATACTAATGTTTTTAGCTTCTTAAACGATAAGTTACAAGATTGCGGAGTAATTGGTATGTGCTTTGAAAACTATGCTTTAAAACAATCCGTATCAATGAACCTTACAGATGTAGTTGAACGACCTTATGGCTACGGTTGTGCAATGTTCATACACAAATCTAACTATGTAGATATTCCATTTGACTTAAAGATAGCTTGTGGTGATGACTATTTAATTAAATATGCAAAAGGCAAAGCAAAGAAGCTATACGGATGCAAGATTGAAAGTGATATAAGCACCACAACAAGACTTCCTGAGTTCGGGATGATTCAATTTGAAGATAACAGAATTTACATAGAAAAATATCAATAATGGCCCATCAAGAGCAAATCAACTTTTGCAAATCAGTTAAAGAATTTATGCCTGACTTCTTTAGAGGAGTTAGCGTATTAGACATTGGTAGCTTAGATATAAACGGAAACAACCGTTATCTATTTGACAATTACGATTACACTGGAATTGATATTGGAGAAGGAAAGAATGTGGATATTGTTTGCAAAGGCCACGAATTTAAACCAAACGGAGGCCATCAATTTGATGTTGTAATTTCAACTGAATGCTTTGAACACGACAAGCATTGGAGAGAAACGGTAAGGAATGTAATCGACAATCTTTTAAAGAGTGGAGGTTTATTTTTATTTACTTGTGCCACCACAGGCAGACCTGAACACGGAACAAAGCGAACATCTCCAAGCGACTCACCATTTACAAGCACAACAGAAGATTGGGAGGATTATTACATGAATTTAAATGAGGGCAATTTCTTTGGCAACTTTAACTTTGAAAAAGATTTTTTAATTTATCAATTTAAAACACGATTAGAATATCCTCAAGATTTGTACTTTTGGGGAATAAAAAGATAAAATTATGGCACTACTTAATTGCAACGCAACATACAAACAAGATGTACCGGGATGTATTGATTTCATCGCATTAAACTTAGATTTAGAGGCAACAACAATTTATGAAGTAAGGTTTACCTTTGCCAATGGTATGGTCTTAAAAACAAGGCTAACAACTAATGCAGGAGGAACGCTATCACTATCTAAAGATGGATTGTTAAGTGGATTTTGGAACGATGGAACGGGAGAAATAATAGTTCAGATATTTGAATTAACTGACCTATGTACACCAGTTATTTTAACACTTTGCGAAAACGATTATTCTCAAATAGTTTTAAACTTTACTAAGGTATTGATAGATGATGCAATAAGAACAGAAAATGTGCCTTGTTGCTCATAAAAAAATATAAACCAAAATAAACAAAACAATGGAAGAACAACTATGGATTCTAAACACAAAGATTGAAGCATTTCAAGTCTTTATGCTACTTATTTTTAACTCACTTGCAATAATTGGTATTCACAACATCTTTGCAGGGGAAGGAATGATTTTTAAGCCGATAACAGAACGATTTGAAAAGTTTATTGGCGATGAATGGTTTTGGATAACCAAGCCTCTTTACAACTGCCCACCTTGTATGATACTACTCTATGGATTTCCATTTGCATTTTTTGTTTACGATGGTCAGCCTTACGGTTACTTTTGGATGTTTGCCTATTGTATGGCACTAAGTGGAGTGAATAAAATATTAACCTCAATAATTTACCGAGATTAATGAATTGGTTGCTAATCTTAAATAATAATGGATTTGTTGCTCAAGGGCATTCTTGTGGATGTCAAGGCAACAACCAATATCATAGATTTGCAAACGGATCAACAGAAATAAAAGTTTACAAGAAATTAAATCAATATCAAATAAAAATAAATAATGTTTGGAGCGATAAAAAAGCGATTACAGAACTTGAATCCGAGTTCTAATGTAATTGTAAAGGATGGATTTACTTTAGAGTTTGCATTCGAGTGTAATAAAGTAAAATACTACGAATTTAAAGATAAAAATTCAATGCCATTCCAACGTGGATTGGATGCCTTAATATTTTTTGAGGAACTTCAAAATGGAGTAACAAGAGATTATATTCTAAACCACATCGAAGTAATGAAAAAATGCACTGAGGTAAAGAATGGTAAATCTTTAGACTTAAAAAATATGTTTATTGAGATTGCCAGGTTTGAGGAACGATTGAAGTACATCATAAGCCCAGAGATTATCTATAAGGTTGCTTCGGTTGCCTTTATTGATGACAAAGAAAGCGTATTGAGATACGACCACGAATACAATAAACATAAGATTGAAAGTTGGAAAAAATATGGAGATGGTTTTTTTTTGCACGAACCTTTAAAGAGATTGATTCCGTTTTTAAATCAATACGCAGACAGTTCCCTAACGTATTTGAGGGTGGTGGACAAAATAGAAAGTTTGCAGAAAGTGGCTCATTCATTGATTCTGTTAGAGGAGGAATTGAAAGCCGAGAACGATTGAAATTAATAGTAATGAACTTTCTTCCATCTACATATCAAATAAATTCATTAAATTTGTACGATTTCTTTTTTTTCGCAAACGAAGCGAAGAGCCAACAAATGAATAGAACCGCTAATAAGAAATAGTGGAAAACGTAATTATAAAGTTTACTGCCGACACCACAGGATTACAACCTGCGGTTGAACAACTAAAACTTATTGGCAAGATTACTGAGGAAGATGCAAGAAAGATTGATGAAATAAATCAATCACAAGCTAAATATCTTAACACATTAAAAGCTACAACAAAGGAAGCAGGAAACTTTGGTGATGAAATGGCAAGTATTAAAGCAGAAATTCAAGCAGGAATATTAGAGGGAGTTGCTGAACATTTTGCTGAAATGGGTAAGGAGATGGAAGGGGCAGGAAAAAAAAGTAAAACCCTAAAGCAAGAACTTAAAGAATTAAAAACACAGATTGCGAGTGGTGGATTGGATGCAAAACAATTATCCGAAGCCACAAAGAGAGCAGCAGAACTTACCGACCATTTAGGCGATGTCAATCAAAAAATTAAGGCATTATCAAGCGATACCAAGAGGATTGATGCAGTAGTTGAAGGATTCAGAGGATTAGCTGGAGGTGTTTCAGTTGTTACAGGTGCAATGGGGTTGTTGGGTAGTGAAAATAAAGAACTTGAAAAGACATTGCTAAAAACACAAAGTGCAATGGCAATGTTGCAAGGTGTTCAAGAGTTGGCAAACTTGGCAACGGGTGAGGGAATTGTAAAAAATTATGCCTTAGCAGCGAGTGAAAGAGTTGCAGCAGTAGCAAGTAAAGTATTAGGAGTTGAGATTGCGGCATCAATGGCCATTGCAACAGGTGGTATTAGTTTGGCAGTTGCTGCGTTAGCGTTTTTTATAGTTAATTTAGATAAGTCCGAAGAACAAGCAAAAAAGGTTCAAGAAAGGATGCAAAAAATGTATGAAAACGACAAAACTATTTATGAAGCAATTACTCAAAAAAGATTAGAAAATTTAAAGAAAACAAAAGAGGGGGAATTAAAGGCTTTAGAACTTGCATACAATATGCAACACGAAGCAGATTTAAAGAATTTTGGAAAAGGTTTAATGGATCAGAAAGCATACAATGCAAAGTTTCAATTTCAATTAGAACAATACAACGCTGCTAAAGAGGAAATAAATCAAAAATGGGATGAAAAGGAAGCTAAAAAGTTAAAAGAGCAACAAGATAAAAAAGCAAAAGTAAAAGCGAGTGCAGATGCCGAAGCCTTAAAAAAGGCAGAAGAAGAAGCACGAAAAAGAGCAGAGGCAGAAGCCAAAGCCACAGAAGAAGCGAACAAAAGAGCAATGGAGGATGTTGATGCAACATCACAACTTAAAAAGAATTACTATAAGCAATTAGACATACAAAAAGAATATCAAAAAAGCAGTCTGGAGATTGATGAAATATACAGCAGAATTGCATCAGAAGGTCGCTATCAAACATCAGAAGAAATTTATGCTCAAGTAGAAAAAGAGTTAAAAGATTACGAGGATTTAAAGAAAAAGCAATCTGATATTGATACAAAATACTTAGAAGAAAAAGCAAAGAAAGAAGAGGAATATAGAAAATTAGCACAGCAGACAGCCTTTCAAATGTTAGAAAATGCAGCGGCATTTACATTTAGCACAATAGAACAAAATCTACAACAAGAAACAGATTTAAAAGTTGCCGCAGCAGAAGAAGAACAACGGAAACAATTGGAAGGTCGTGAGCTTTCAGCATCACAGCAACAAGCTATCGAAAGAAATACACAAAGAGAAATAGCAAGGATTAAAACTGAGGCGGCAAGAAAGCAAAGACAAGCGGATGTAGTTCAAGCAGGTATCAATGGAGCAATAGCAATTACAAAGGCATACGCCACAATGGATCCAATTTCAGCAAGTATTGCCGCAGTAGGAATAGCAACATTAACAGCCTTACAAATTGCATCCATCAAGAATCAACCTCTTCCAAAGTTTGCAAAAGGAACAAAAGGAGTAGAAGGTCCGGGAACAGATACAAGCGATTCAATACTTGCCTATTTATCCAAAGGAGAAATGGTCATCCCTACAAAGACAAAAGAAAGCTATTTCCCTGCCTTAGATTTAATCTTTGATAAAAAGGTAAGCCCAAGTATTGCCAATGAATTATTATTGGAAGCATCAAAAGGAAACTACAATATTTCACACGATTATAATAGTCCAGTGTATGTTAATAGTTCAGTAGCTATTGACTATGATAAGTTAGATAGGTTGTTTAGCAAAAACAAAAGCACCACAAACATAAATATGGATGAAAGTGGATTCAGAAAATTTTTAATTACTGAGAATGGTAAGAATGAATATCTAAACAAAAAATTTAGGAAATGAATTGGAAGTTTACAATAATTGAAAGCAACTTAGATGAAACGGATATCATTGAACCTATTGGATGGGATGGATTGACAATTGCATTAACGAGAAACTTTGAGAATCACGGAATTATAAAGACCATTGAGAACACCGACTTTCAATTTATTGAGGATGCCTATGTATTGTTAAAGTCAATTTATGATACTACGGGAGCTGATTCAATAGCTTATTTAAAAGTAGAGTATCAATGCGAGGCAGAGGCATATCAGTTGTTAGATACGTTTAAATTTGATTTTAATACCTATAAGCGTACTTGTGGGGATATGTGTATGATTGAGATTGCGGTAAATGCCAATAGTTGTTTAAATGATTTAATGGTGAGGATGTCGCAAGATATAGACTTAGCAACGACAAGTGATATAGATGGCAATGCAATAACACCACTATCTGAGGTAGATATTACATTGGGAGGTCAAGATATAGTAATAAGAAATAGGGCAATAAGAGAAACTGGTGGGGTGCAAGTATCTTACATATTAGATACATCTGACTTTGATGCTTTCCCAGCTATTGGCTTTACTTATCATTCATTGTTTTTAAGACTTACAGAGATTCAAGAAATACCTGCCTTTAATTTTCTAAGTGGAACTGCACAAGTATTTAATTGTGCAAGAGAAGATATGCAAGACCAAACTGATTGGCAAACTGATATTTTACCTAATTACACAATATGGGAAAGAGATTTAGAAAATATTAATTTAACTGAATTATGTTTGGAAAATGATTATGCTTTTAACTTAGATGTTGATATTAGTGGTAAAGTAATTATAAGAAGCACAGTTAATGCTATTATAAATGAAATTGATTTTAGACTTTACAGATATGATGGTACAACAACAACATTAGAATCAAGTACCAATATTATTGTTGGTCCTGGTTATAATGTTACAGATGATGGAGCACCTGTTGATGTCTTTTTTGATTATAATGGTTCATTTGGCCCAGGATTTTCAGATGCACAAAAATTGTATATTGTTATTTTAGTAGGTTATAGTGTTTTAGATGGAGTAACTGAAGATTGTAAGCAAATGCGATTTGATTGGAGTTATGATGAAGGCTCATTCTTAGAAATGCGAATTGATACAAGTTGCCCTGCCACAACTATAAAAGGGGTAAACTTAAAAGATACATTTGAATTTTTACCAACAGCACTTGTAGGAGATTGCTACGATGTACAATGCAATGATGAATGTATGGCTGACCATATTTTAACAAATGGTTTAAAGCTAAGAAGAAAACCCGATACAAGCAACCTATTTCTTAGTTGGGAAAATTTATTTAGAAACACCTCAAAGATATTTAACTTAGGTTGGGGAATATCTGGCAGCGATTTAATAATTGACAAGGCTAAACAGTTCTATCAACAAAATAATACAATATCGTTAGGGGCAGTTGATGAAGTAAAGATTAGCAATGCAAAAGAGTTTTTATTTGGAAAAGTAAATGTAGGTTATAGCAAATGGGAATCTGAAGAATACAATGGACTTGACGAGATGAATACAATGAGAAAATACTCAAGGCAAGGCAGTAATTCAGATAAAACACTGGACTTAGTATCACAATTTATCACCGCAGGATATACGATTGAAATTACAAGGCGAAAGAGTCCATTTTCAAGCGATTGGAGATATGATAGTGATACATTTGTAATAAATATTGATGGCTCAAATGCAGTGCAAGGGGTAACATCTCCGACAAATATTGTAAGTCCATCAACAAGGTACAATTACAGATTGACACCGATTAGAAACTTATTAAATTGGTTTAATAGATTATGTCTTTATTCACCCCAAGAATTAAAATTTAATTCATCAAACGGAAACTTTATTGCAAGAGGAAGAATGACCGGGCAATGTGATTTAGAAGATGCAGCAATAGACGAAAATATAAACATAGTAACAGCAGATTTTGATGTTAGTGCAAATGCAGCACCTTATTTTTTGCCAATTATTTATGAATTTTCAATACCTTTGACAATGAATCAATTTATGAATGAAATGTTGGTTGATATTTATGAAAATATTTATTCATTTGAGTGCAACGACACTACATTTTATGGTTATTTATTAACCGCTACTTATGACCCGAATCAAGGAATGGCAAAGTTTTCGCTACTCCACGCAATTATGGAATAATGGCCACAAGCCTTATAGATTTACAGAATAGCTTTGTAAGATTTAATGAGCAAGAATTTATTACTGACAATGATTGTGGAGTTGTTGTTGATACTTGTTTGCCAATTTGCGAAGCTGGAGATATAAGATTTCAATTCCAATTAGATACAACAGATTATGCAAATGCAGCAGCAATTGAGGCAGCATTTCAAGTAAGAAGATTAACATCAAGTGGGCTTACAACAATAACTGGATTTGTAGATTCGGCAGTATTGCAAAGTGGAACAATTTATTTAATTCGTTTAAATTTTCAAGGCAGTACATTGTTAAATGGATTAAATGATGGAGATTGCTTTCAAATACAACTTAACTTTCTTAGAGATGAGCCACCTGCTTATTTATCTACAACATCAATAACTTGCTTTAAATACTCAGTAGATAAGTGCTTTACAAGCCGAATTACTTATGGAAATAATGAAGATGCTTTTGGCTTTTTTTATCCAAGTAATTTAACATTTAATGCAATTAGACTACCAATGTATGCTGTTAATCCTGCCTTTGACATTGAGCAAAAAACATACGTCAGAAGCAATGGAATAAGAACAAAAGTATTTGCAAGATTAGCAAAGAAATATAAGTTTGTTACTGACTTTCTACCAGAAGAAATACATCAAAAGTTAGTTGTTGCATTGAACCATGACACGGTTAATTTGCAAGTATCTTCAAATGAATATGCTTTGCAATGTACGTTTGAGAATGAATACAACCAAGACTTCCCATCCATTATGCAAGGGATGAATGTATGGCCAGCAGACTTTCAAGTTTATGAAACACCATTTAACGAAATAAATAATAATTGTGGATAATATGAATACAGGAATATTAATAGTTGCAGTAGGACACGGAAACTATGGAAAGTTAGCCGCTACATTGGCAATGTCAATAAAAGGGAATGGTAGCAAATATCCTATTCACTTAGTCTATACCGAATCAACTCTAAAAGCTATTGGAGAAGATTACATAAACTTTTTTGATTCCAAAAGCGAATGCCCCGATGAATATTTATTAAACAATGGTGAGCAATGTTTTATAAAAGTAAAAAGCTATATCAACGAGTTAACTCCGTTTGATAATACATTGTTTTTGGATTCAGATATTATAATGATTAACAACGGAATGTTAGACACTATAATTGATGAAATAAAAGATGTTGATTTTACCGTTAAAAATTCAGGGTTTACTGCTTATGATTCGGATAAAATAACAAATGAATCTATTCAGTGGGCAAACCTTTTAGAAATAAAAGAAGCCTATGGATTTACAAATGAAGATATTTGGAATGTTCATTCAGAGTTTATTTGGTGGAAAAAAACAGAAGCAAACAATCAACTATTTAATGATTGGATATACAACTTTGAGAATTTAAAAGTAAAATCAATTGAATTTGGAGGTTGTATTCCTGATGAGTTGCCTTTATGGATTGCAATGATTCAAAATAAAATTGTGCCACATCAAGAGATATTTCATCCTACATTTTGGCCAATGGATGCAAGTAAGCAGATGAGGATATTAGACTTGAGAAAAGATTATTGCGGAGTTTCCATAGGTGGAAACAACCTAAGCCCACTAACAAAAAACAACTACGATTTATTAGTTTCATTGTTCGCAAATATTACGAATATGAGATACAAATATTTTGCACAGCCAAAGAAAAAATGGCTACCTGAAAGACATACCTATTAAAATGGAATTACAAAAAAACTACAAAATAATTGATGCTAATGCAATAGCAGAGATTTATAAAAAACCTCACATGGAGGATGAGGAATATACAAACTTTAAATACTATTCAGACAACGAATATCCTAAAAAGCTAATTGATGAACGTAGGCCAAACGAAGCTCAAATGGTTAAGGAATACAGAGAAAAAACGTATCAACCCGTATTTCAAGAAGTATTCGACAGAGTTTTAGCATCCTTAAATAAAATTCATAGAGCCGATGGATTTTTCATCAAATATCCCGATCAAAAAGAATTTACACAAATTGCAGATGGCGAAAAATTGCCAGAGTATTTAGAAACAGATTTCAAAGGTAAGCAATCAATAATGAACTATACTTTTAGCACGATGCTAAAGCAGTATTTAATTGATGCTAATGGCATTTGTTTGATTTGGGGATACCAACCTATAACAGAAGAAGGAAACGAAGACAACACCAATTATATTGAGCCACATCCCTATATTATCAATACCGATAAAATTATTTATTTTAGTGAAGGCGAATCTTTTGTTTACAGAGGTGAACATTCAAGAGAACTATACTCAGTAGATAAAACACAATGGGCAAAGTGGGTAATGGATAAAAGAGGGGTATGGAGAATTGAAAAGTCTATACCTAACTTAAGTGGTGAGGCGTGTTTTTTTAGATTGGGAGGTTTAGTAGAATCCACAGAGGATTTAGGAACTGAATACCAAAGTAGATTAAAGGCAATGTTGCCCTGGTTGAATGTTGCAACGGTTGAATTTAGCGATTTACAAGCTGAGATTGTTATGCACATCCATAGTCAGCAATGGATTTATCAAAGTGAAGAATGTAGTAGTTGTAATGGTAGCGGATTCCTATTAAAAGACCAACAGAAAGTACCTTGTACAAATACAAAGTGTAAAGATGGATATGTTTCATTCAGTCCTTACGAGCCATTAAGAGTTAGACCTGCCAAAACTAATATGGGTGAAACACCGGCACCAACTCCTCCAATGGGCTATGTTCAAAAAGATACTGAAATAGCCAAATTGCAAGATGCAAGGATTGATAGACATAGAAACAGAGCATTAAGTGCAATTAATATGCAGTTTTTAGAGTTAATTCCTGCTGCTGTTAGTGGAGTTTCTAAGGCTTATGACAGAGATGAAACAAACAATACATTTTATGCGATTGCTAAGGACTTAGGCCGAATAATAGAATTTAGTGCTTACTATGTTGCAGTGTGGAGGTATAACCAAATTTATAGCAACGACATTATAAAATCAATGTGTCCTATTGTTATTGTACCAAATACATTTGACATCCTTAGTTCAGATTTTTTAGTACAAGAAATTAAAACCGCTAAAGATTCAGGATTAAATGATGCGGTGCTTTCTGAAATGGAAATAGAGTTTATAAAAAAGAGATTTCCAAACGATGTAAGATTGCAACAAATAAAAATTGATGCAATGAAACTTGATCCTGCAAGTGGAAAGAGTGAAGAAGAAAAAGCGTTAATGTTTGCATCAAATACAATGACCAAGCAAGACCAAATATTATCAACTTACATTTATGATTTTATAGAAAAGGCTTATGAGGAAATTGCAAACTTTGGAATGAAAACAAGAGATGAAAAGTTAAAGACTTTACAAGGCTATGCAGCAGTAAAACAAGCTGAAATTTCTGCAAAGAATAAAGTTGAAACAATTATAAGAGATAACATTGGCAACTAAAGGAGATAAAGAAATAAAAGCTATTTTAGATGCGATTGACAAAGGGATAATTGACTTTCAAGAAGCAATACCAAAGATTCAAGAACGTATCTACAATAAGCTATTATTATTCCAAAAGGAGTTATCCGTACAAGGTGAAACAATAACCAACACCGTTAAGAATGTTAAGTTACTTGGCAGTTTAAAAAACGAGATTGAAACAATAATTTTAGACGATACCGATTACTTAGAAGCGGTTGCAAAGTTTAGTAAATTGTACGATTTAGTTACAAAGCTAAACAACAACTACTTTAAGGCAATAGAATCAAAGTTTACTCCATCAAAAGTTATTGAAGAAGTAAGAAAGCAATCAGTATCTTTAGTTATTGATGGACTTACGGAATCAGGGTTGCAATCAAATTTTATTAATCCAGTAAGAGAAATAATAAATACCTATGTAACGACAGGTGGAAGCTACTCAAAGTTAAGCGGTGAACTTAACAACTACATAAATGGATATAGTTCAGATGCAGGGCCTATTGATGGCAGTTTTGTAAAGTTTACTAAACAGATAACAACCGATGCCTTAAACCAATACAATGCACAAGTAAACGAGATTACAAGTTTAGACTTGGGTTGGGAATGGTATAGGTATGTTGGTAGTAACATCAAAACTACAAGAACATTTTGCGAGGCCCTAACAAAAAAAGAATACTATCATAGGTCAGAATTAGCACAGATAATAAAAGGAAACTTTGCTGAGTTTAAAGAAATGAAAGGAGAGATATACAATAAAACGGGATTGCCACAAGGTATGTATGACGATACTAACACAAGCAACTTTCCTATTTATCGAGGAGGTTACAACTGCGGACATCAAGCGTATGCAATACCTACTTACTTAGTGCCTCAATCAATTAGAAAGTCAATTGGCAAAAATTAATTTGTACTTATAGATAATATCAATAACTTTGGCAAAACTTATAAATATAATTTATGACACAAACAACAAAAGAGCCTACATTTATGAGGCTAAAGATTACAGACACAAAAGGAATAGTTAACTACGTTCCTTTGAACAAAACCAATCGTGAATTTTATTCTGAACACAAAAAGAAACTTTCTAACGAAAAAAGAGAAAAGTTTTTGATTGAAGAAGTAGAATTGAGTTTGCAAGAAGCCGCAGAGTTAGGCATCTATGAAGCCCATGAAATCCTAAACCCACCTAAAAAGAAAGGTGCAGTAAGCCAACAATCAAATGATGTGATGGCTATGCTAATGAGCCAAAACCAAGCACTAATGGAACGCTTGGCAGTATTGGAAAGTAAGGAAACACAAAAAAAAGAAACCTTAAAAAAATAGTTATGAAATATCCAGTTAAAAAACCCAAAGGCGGCTGTAAAGGTTGCGGAAAATAATTACTAACCAATACAAAAAAACAATGATTATAACAGATTATTTTGTTCAATTATGCGAAAAAGCAGGGATTGATACCAAAGACACAGACTTGATTGATTTACTCTCTAAATCTGATTTGTCAAAAATTCAAATATCAGATTCTTTGATAGAAAAGATTAACAAAAATGTATTGACTAAAGAAGAAGCAAAAAATTCTCCTGAGTTAAAAAAACATTTTTACGGAAATGCACTTGATCCAATAAATAAAAAGATTGCTGCCTTTTTTGATGAATATGGATTTGACGATGGAATGAAGGCTGAAGTATTAGCCGACACATCTACCTACTCACAATTTGAAAAGACCGTTAAAAAGATTGCTGAACTAAAAGAAAAGCAAAGTAATAGCGGAAACAAAGGCGAAAAAGCAGACTTAGAAAAAAAGATAAATGAGTTAGCGGCTGAACTTTCAAAGGTTGCAAAACAAAAGGAAGATGAAAAGATTGCCGCAGTAAACGAGGTTACTCAAAGATATGAAAATCAATTTTTAGAAATGAACATTGATTCAATAATTGGTTCTAAAAACTTACCCGGACAATTTGCAAAAGAGATTGAAGTAAAAATTGCAAAGGAATTTGTCAATAAAAAACTTGCTGAAAAGAATGCAGTTTTAAAAAATATTGAAGGAAAATTAAGACTTGTATCAAAAGATGACGAAAAATTATTTATCTTTGACGCAGGGAAAGAAATTTCCTTCGATTCTCTCACAGAAATGGCTTTGGCCGAAAACAAATTTTTAAAAGTAAGTGGCGGAAATCCAATACCTACAAATGGTTTTAACCGAAACAACGGAGGCCAAAATCCTCCAAAACAGAACGCAGCTACAAATTTGGCCCTAAGCGAAATTGATATTGCCTTAGAAGGTTTCAAAGAGTAGTTTAATACTACAACAAAATGGCTTTAGGTTATTGCCCAGCGGTACTCCAACACATGAAATTTATCATAGGAGAAAACGCACCCGAACACAAAATAACTCCATCAGGTTTCTTAAAAGCAAACCTTGAGAAAGGAGCAAACGCAACACCAATTCAAGATTCACTTAGTTTAGCAAATACTGCTGGACACATCAAAGATTTGAGATTAAAATACTACAATCGTACTGTTCCATCTCAAATGGCAACTGCTGACAATTGTGATATTGACTTGGTACAAGCATACTCAGAAATAACAATTGACACTACATCTATTGTTAAATTTGGATTGCACTTTAACGATTCCACAATTGCAAAATATTGTGATGAAGCATCTCGTTCAGTAGCAATTGGTTCAGCACCAACTCCATTTATGGAAGAACACTTAGCTGGATTAATGGCCGCAATGAATGGATTTGTAAGCAAAATCGACCAAACATTGTTAGGTCAAGTTGTATGGGGTAAAAACGCTGTAACAGGAGCAAATACTGCTGTATCAGTAAACTTCAATGATGATTCAACGGTTAATCTTTTCACAGAAGGTTACACTAAATTGTTGAATGATTACGCTTTCAATGAAGGTCAAGGAACTCCAATTGTTGTTGGTAGTGGTTTGATAAATGCAGCAATGATTCAATCAAAAATCCCTGCATTAACTCAATACTCTCCATTAAACAATGGTGCAGGTGCTAATCAATTTGATTACTACCACGACATCAATGCAGCAACATCTTTTGGAACAAATCAATTTGGTGTATTTATGCCAGGCACATTTGGTATGGTTGAATTAGACAGATACAGAGGTTTTAGAGCTAAGAAATTAGGCACTTCAACATTCTGGAATATGGCTATTCCTTTGAATATGCCAGGTGCTGATGGTTTACTTCCATTAATGTACATTGACTTCCAATTAAAAGAATTGGATTGCCCACAAGAAAGCACAGTTGGTTACGAAACGGTAACACTTGATGCAGGTTATTCATTAATTATGTCTAAGAGATTTGCTTTATGGCAAGTGCCTTCAGATGCTTTTCAAGCGTCAGACAGATTAACTGGTAACAATGGTTCATTACGTTACACAGCAACTAATTCTTAAATTCTATGAGCTGCTTTGATGGTTTAATAAATCTAAAAGGATGCTCAGTTACTGAAACTCCGGGTAGTGTTTATTCTTTGAATAGCCTACCCGGTATTTCACTAAAAGCATTTGAGGATGTTGCGAATAGTGAACAAGGCACTTATTTAGGTGTTTGGGATAATGTAAATGAAAGAGCAGAAGCAGCGATTAAAAACAACATCATTTCTTATTTATCGACAAGATATAAATTAAGAAGAGTAATAAGAACGGTTGACATATCTGATATAAATAATACTTCAATTGTTGCGGATTCTTTATTTAAAGGGATTCTAATTAATTTAAGTTGGAGCAATACAGAAAATTGGAGATTAAGCCCTTTTCAAAATATATCAATTCAATCTGTAAGATATTACAAGGTTGGAGGAAGTGCAGAAACAACACAAAACATTGTCTTTTTTAACTACTTAACTAAGGAAGTTTTATTTACAAAAACAATTGATGTTACTGCAATGACTACGGGATGGAATAATGTTCTAATTAACAAGACATTTGATGTTGCTCAATTAGGAATAGGATTTAGGCAAGTTGCTAATTCACTTAGTTACTTGAGTAATGATTCCAATGGACTTTATGCTGAGGCTTGTGATTATTGTTATAGCTCAGAATGTGGGCAAATAAATGGATTTGTAAGTTCAGATGACAAGGTAAGCGGCACACTAACTTACAACAATACAATAGTAGGTTTACAAGCAGTAATTACGGTTGGATGTTCATTTGATGCAGCGGCTTGTAATAATAAACTACTTTTTGCAGAAGCCTTTTGGTATTTGTTAGGAGTTGAATTTATGGTTGAAAGGCAATATTCTGAAAGAATAAACTTTATGACAACCGTTTTAAAAGAGGAAGCAAACGAACTTCAAGCATTGTACCAAACAAGATATGAAGAAGCCTTTAAAAATGCTTTAAGTGGTTTACAATTCGATTGTGATGGGTGCTTACAATGTGATAACCAAATTCAATTTTTTCCACAGCTACCATAATGGAGATAACATCAAATCTTACTTCTGTAATTGGCGATATTTTGGGCAAGTTTGATTTGTTGGCAAATCCTCAAACGGTATCAAGGGCGGTAGCAACTGCCTTAATGCCTGAAATGAGAAAGAGGATTCATGTAGATGGCAAAAATTCAAAAGATAGTCAGATAGGTGTTTATTCAAATTCTTATTTAAAATTAAGACAAAGAAAATACAATAGAACAGCGGATTCAGATGTTGTAATTTCTTTGACAAGGCAATTAGAAAATAGCTATGTTTTAGGCGGCACACAAACATCTTATAACATTTCCTTTTCTACTCCATTATCATTTGACAAAGCTACTTGGATGGAAGAAAAGTATGGCAAAATTTGGGATTTGACAATCAAAGAAAAAGAGATTGCTCAGATAGTAGCAAACGAAGAAACTAAATTAATAATGCAATGAACCTAAGAAATTTAGTTGAATTAATTGATACAAAAATAGTTTCACAAGTTGGAATGATAACTACATTACAACCGATTAAAGCATTTGGATTGGCTGAGGTTTATTATGACCAAGATACTTATTATCCAGGAATAATAAATGGCGGACAAATCGAAGAAGTCTTTTTGCAAGACAAATATAACCTAAGTTGGTACTCAAGAAACACCAACGGAAGTTATACTAACATAGAAAATAATTTCGGCAATAAAAATAACAAAGTTGAAGAAACAACGGAGATTAAATTGGTTGCCTATACAAATAGAATTAAAACAGGATTCTCTTTAGAAACAATTAAAGATATTTTTGTGAGTTCAATTCCAAGCGTATTATCAAAATCAGAGTGTGAGAGCAATGAAATTGATGGATGCCAAATAGAATTAATCTCACACGAATTAGACACTTATAAAGTCTATAAAGAGGAAACAAACAGCAATGCCAAGGTGAGAGTTGGTGTTGAATTTGGATTAATTTCAATCCGATATAATATTAAAGCCACCTATCGCAGAGGGTGTCGTGTTATTTGCGAATGTTAATTTAAAAAAATGGCTTATTATCCATCAAATTGCGATGAAAATATTCAAGAGCATAGTTGTGGTGGTTGTGGTGTAGAATTGGCTCGTATAAGAAGAGCAGCCTTCATCAATAAAACATATTACCCAACCTTAATTGCAGACGCTGAAAATCCAACAGTATGGAATGCAGGAATAGCAAGTGGTGCAATCATTATAATCCCTGAAACACAAGGTGAGTATGATGGTGGAGCTCCACAAATGGGGCAAGGTTATGGCGATTCAGAGGAAACTCTTAATGCTTACTTGTTTACTGCTATGATTAAAGATCCAAACTATGCAGGAAATAGAAATTTTTATAATTCTATAAAAGGAAGTAGAAATTTCCATTTTGCTTATGCTTCAGAAACTATTTTGAGAATATCAGACGAACCGGTTACAATTATACCAACCAATCCAATTGCTAACGATTTAAAGCAAGAAGTTGTTTGGGATGTTCAAGTTAAATGGACATCAGATAATTTTTCTGACGAGTTTGATACTCCAGATGTTTTTACTTGTTATGTTCCGTAAATTAAAGGGGTATTTATTTACCCCTTTTTTTAATTAAATTAATATGTATTATCCATCAAATTGCAATGAAATATCTACTCACGATTGCGAGAGTTGTGAGGTTGAATTAGGCAGAGTAAGGTCAGTTGCATTTGTGCATAGAAGTTATTATTCTACATTGATTGCAGACATTGAAAATGTAAATGTATGGGTAGATGGTAGGGATGACAATAAGATATTTGTTTATCCATTTGTAAATGGAGAGTTTAGTGGAGGTGCAGCAATTACAGGAAGAGGATTTGCTAAGGCAGAAGAAACATTGATGGCTTATAACTTTAGTTTGGACTTTTTTATACCAAATTATGAGGGCAATGTAGCACATTGGAACGCTTTGAGAGGTTCAAGAAATTATTATGTTATTTTTTGCACAGAAACAAAGATGCACGTTACAAATAAAGTTTGTACAATAGTTCCAAAAAATGAAATTAAAAATGATTTAAAGCAGGAGGTTATTTGGAGTTGCTCAAGCAAGTGGACTACTGATAACTTTCCGACAATATACGAGATTGCGGATGGTATATTTGAGTGTGTATCAGTTCCACCAATCACAGAGGGAATAGGAGTTATGATAATAGAAAGTACATTTATAGTAGGATAAAAATAAAAATATGGCACAACAAAATAGAAGTACAATAAAAACATTTTTTGAAACGGGGGATATACCAACTCAGGCACAATTTGGAGATTCATTCGATAGTCAAGTATTTTGGGTTGACGATGTAGAAACAGATTTAACAAGCAATAGCAATTCAAAAGTACCAACGGTAAAAGCGGTTGTTGATGCAATTGCAGCGAGTAGTGGTAGTTGGGCTTCAACATTAGTAAGTACATCACAAACAGCCACAAACAGCACTCAATACATAGTTGTTGCAAATGCTACATTTACAGACCCTACACCAGTAGAAGGCAAAGGATTTAAGGTTTATGTAAGAAACGGAACAGCAACAATTGGAGGTACTGCTTATTCTGTTGCAGGTTCAGTTATTTGGAGAGTTTATCATTCAGGGGCTTGGGCTAATTATGTATCTTTAGGAGTTGTTAATAGTGGCACACAATACAGATTAGCACATTATGCTAACAATGGGACAGCAGTAAGTGAAAATGCAGCAATAACCGCAGCAAGGGCATTGAAGTCAGATGCCAACGGATTGCCTATTCATTTTGATACAGCAACTGAACCAAGTTTAACTGAGTTGAGTTATGTTAAAGGCGTTACTTCTGCTATTCAAACGCAATTGAATGCTAAAACTGATACATTTACATTGCTTTCAATTATTGGAACTTGGGCAAGTCCTGCTGACTCATTATCTTATTATAGCCCTATTACTGGAGGTGTAACAATACCAACAACAACTATTACTACATATCTTTCATCTTTTAGTTTTGCTTGTAAAATAATTGGTATTTATGTGCAACATCTAAATAATAGTGGCACACAAAGTAGCAGTGAAAACGTAGCCTTTCAAATAAGAAACAACACTACATCAACATCAACACAATTAATAAATATTCAAACAAGTCAAGCGAGTGGAGTTCAAAAAAACTTTGAAGATTATAGTTTAAATATTTCCATAGCAGCAAACGACCAAATAGCTTTACAGATTAATACACCTGCTTGGGCAACTAATCCAACCAATGCAATATTTAGAGTATCATTATTCATTCAAAGAACATAATATGAAAACATTTGAATTTAAAGAAAATAAAAATAATTGGGTAGTAACAACAACATTGGGAGAAGCCTACGTTACTGAGCTTTCACCTATTCAATTTTACGCAAAAGAAGTAAACGATTTGCATAATTTGATGTTGGAAGATTTGCTAAAGAGAAAAAACTATTTATCATTGGGAGAGGTGCAATTGTGGATTGAGGATGAATTGTATGGCAGTGAGGCAACGCAAATAATTAATTGGTACAAGTCAACATACAGACAAATTACAGACCATTTAAATACAATTACTGAGTATAAAGACCCAAGTTTATTTATCAAAACTTTGTCAATATTGTATTAATAAATATATTTGTCAAAAAAAACTATGAAAACAATCAAACAATTTTTACAATGGTTAGTATTTAATAACACAATTTCATTCATTTATTATTTAGTATTTTTGATATTAATGTTGGCTACTTTCCACGAAAAGCAGTCAATTGTGGATAATAACAATATTGCAGTTTTTGCTGGATTAGTTTTGTTTCTTTCCATCTGCATTTTGTTCTTTACTTTTTTTAGTGTAATCCCCGAATACAAAAAAAGAAATGATTAGCCACATCTACATATTAGTAATGTTTTCAGCGATTGCAAAAGCAGCGATGGACAAACTTAACTTTCATTTTTACGAGAGTATTTTTTCAAAGTTAAGCCATAGATTTTGGAACTCAGAATATAGTTGGCAAAATAAATGGAGGGATGGAAAGCCTGAACTTGGCGAAGATTATCCATTTAGTTCTACTTTGTTTGTTTTCTTAACAGATGGATGGCACTTATGTCAATTCATATTTTTAAACACTATTTTTTTAGCGTTATTTTTTGTTGCCTTGCACGATTTTACAACAAGGGAGGCAATCGTACATCTGATATTATTAAGAGCCTTATTTGGGCTTGTTTTTGAATTGCATTTTAAATACATTTTTACTCTTAAATTATGATTACATCTTCAATTGCTTTTGGTATTGTTGCCTTGATTTTAGGAGTTACCTTTGGATTAGTAAAAATTATTTACGACATAATTATCAGAAGGGTTGAAAAACTTGAACAAAACGGATTGATAATTCACGATAAAGTTAAGGAGTTAGAAGCATTCAACACTTATAAAATTGACCAACTAATCAAAGATTTTGCAGAGTTTAAAGCGGTGGTAACACAAAAATTACACAATGATGCAGGGTTTATTAGCGATACAAAAAACGCTATTAAAAGAATGGAGCCAATTATGCAGCATTTTGAGAAAATTCAAGATGAACACGAAGAAATGAAATTAACAATAAAACAATTAACAAAACAACTATGAAAATTGAACCAAGAAACTACACACAAGGGCCACAGGCAATCTATAAGAATGGAACTTTTAGAGTAATTGCCAACTATCCCGAAAAGAGGGAGGCAAAGCTAATTTACAAAGGGATTACTAAAAATATTTCTTATGATGAATTATTTGAAGTATTATCTGAGAGTGAAGCAAATCTAAGGATGTTGGAGGAACAGGCAAAAGAAATGAACGCAAAAACTAATTTATGAAAATAAGCCTAATTTTAGAGAGAGAAGTTTACACTGACAAATCAACAATTGGTAAACTTTATTTTAAAGATTTGCAAACTATTTATCCTAAATTTATCTGTTATACATTAGAGGACACTTGCAGAGATTGGAATAGGGATGGCGATTTAGACGATAAGGGAGAAGCAAAAGTATTTGGCGAAACTGCTATACCAAGCGGAACGTATCAAATGGAGTTTAGGTATTCTCCAGGATTTAAAATAAACACACCACATTTATTGAATGTAAAAGATTATAAATACATTTTAATCCATCCCGGCAATGGCCCTAAAGATTCCAAAGGATGTATTTTGGTGGGCAAAAATCAATCTAAGGATTGGATTTCAGAAAGTAGAACTGCATTCAAAGAATTGATGTTTTTGCTGAAGAAATATAGTGAAATGGAAATTACATTAGTTGATAAAAAAATAATCCCATTAGCATAATGTGGAGAACATTTATAAAAAATATTTCGTTAAATACTCTAAAAGATTTTTACAGAACTTTTAGCAGTGAAAAAAGTTTCCTTAGTAGCAAGAAAATTGAACGTAGTTTATTTGTTACCTCCATTCTTGCTATGTATTGGACTTTCTTTATTTTGGTGGTTCTAAAAGCCACTATTACGGATTTTATTTTATTTATTTCGCCATTATTTATTGCAGCAGGATTTAACTTATTACAATCAGAAAAAAACAAAAAACAAGACAATCCACCAAATGAAAATTTATGAAACTCAAAGAACAAATCTTAAAGATTTTAGTAAAAGAACCAAATTTAACAGGAGGAGAAATTGCTAATAGGTTTGGTTATACATACAAAGACGATAGGGCCGACTATGACCGCATCAGGATTTATGCAAGTCAGTTAATAAAACGCAGTAGTTCGGAAAAACCGAACAATCCACAAAAAGTAGTTAAAAATTATATTAAGGCAAAAAGAAAGGAAGAATTTGACAATCAAAATGAGTTTTTATCGTTAGCAGAAAATATCACTGGTAAGCAAAGAAATACTTACAACCTCCCTAACAGTTTAGAAACACATTACGAAGCCTACAAGTTGCCAAAAGAGTGCAACGACATATTACATATTAACGATATTCATTTGCCCTATCATTCGTTAACTGCCCTTAACATTGCTTTAAAATATGGATTTGATAAAAAAGTAAATACTATTTTTATTAATGGGGATTTGATTGACTTTTATGCAATATCACGTTTTCAAAAAGATCCACGCAAAAGAGATTTAGGCACTGAAATAAAAACTACAAGAGATTTTTTAAGCATTCTCAGAAAAATATTTCCACTTGCAAAAATATTTTATAAGTTAGGAAACCACGATGTGAGGTGGGAGCATTATTTGATTGAGAAATGCCCCGACTTATTAGGATTGAGTGAGTTTAATTTGGAGAGTATTTTGAAGTTAGCAGACCACGACATTACAATGATACCCGATAAGCAGATAGTACACATAGGCAAGTTGACTGCTTTGCACGGACACGAATTAGGCACAAGTATAATGTCGCCGGTTAACATTGCAAGGGGGCTGTATTTGAAAGCCAAAGACAATGCTATTTGTGGACATCATCATCAATCAAGTGAACACACAGAGCCTAATATTAACGGTAAGGTAGTAACTTGTTGGAGTGTTGCTTGTTTGAGTGAATTGCACCCAGACTATGCACCAATCAATAAATATACTCACGGATTTGCCCACATTAGAGTTGTGGATGAAGAAGGAAACTTTGAAGTAACGAATTTAAGAATTATCAATGGTAAAATTAGATAGTTATGGCGGTAACAACAAAATCAAGAAAGCCAAAAGAAAAAGCAGAGGCAGAGATTATTCCTATTGATGAATTTCGGGAGTGGGTTGTGGTTTTAAGCAATCTTTTAGAATCTCAAAAAGTTAATTTAGAGAGAACGGTATTTGCATCTGAGCCATTTATGGAAAGTCCTTTTACGAATGAAGAAATGCAAAGAATAAAAAACAAAATATTTATTTTATCAAGTTGGATAAAAGATTGATGAAAACAACATTAATAACAGAGTTTGAAAGTCAAGAGCATTTATTTGAACATTTGCAATACATTGACAAGGCTAATTTAGGTTTTCAAACTGAGCATAACTTGATAACTGAATTAAATTGGTTTTATGAGGCCAAGCCAAAAGCAACACCAAGTCAAACAATAAAATTTATACAAGAATTTATTAAAAAATATTTATGAAAAAATTAATTCTGGTTTTACTTATAGCAACGACATTTAGTTGCAATGTCATCAAGAATTTGCGAAAAGAAAAAAGCAAAGAGGAAACTAAAACTGAGCAACAAACAAAAGTTGATTCACTTGCGGAGGTCGAAATCGAAAAAGAAATAGTATCTACTTTCACCACCGATACAAAGACAGAATTTTTTGATTTAAGCGAGGTTACTATCTTTGAAGTTATGAATGATAGTGGCAAGGTTATTAATCGCACCACAACGACAAAAACTAATATAAAGGGCAATATAATCGCAAAAGGAAAAGAGGATAAAAAAGAAACCTCCGCAGAAAGCAAAAAAATAGATTTGTCAAAAGTTGACAAGTCAAAAGAAAGCAAATCAAAAAGCGAGTTAGTAAAAGTTAAGGAAGTCAAGAAAACTCCAAGTTTTAAATTTTTATTGTGGATTATATTAATTATTACAGGAGTAGTGTTTGCCCTTGTTGGAATTTGGAAGGTAAAAAAAAATAATTTTACCCAATTTTTTAAATAAATGGCTAATCAACTTACT